CGCCGCCTTTCCGCCATAACAGCGATGTGTGCAGGCACGATCGGAATATCGTATTTCTTCCGAAACGAATGTCGTACGTGGCTCCTGGATATCACTACACGAAGATACCCAGTAACCCACGCGGACGAAAGAGAATTTGAGACACTACCTTTCAGTCCACTAAACCACAAACTAGGACCCCACCCCCACCTTTCAGCTCATCGGTTTGCCGCTTCCAACTTCATAAACAAGTACTGCGACACCAGAGGGTACACCAGGTGTGACGTAAGCTCATCATCCAGAGTAAACGACAAAAGTAGACCAGGCACTAAGCTATATTACGACATATCGGACATAGCCCATGCACCGAGGTACTTCAGCTGGGGCCTTGACAAACCCTTGTTTTCATTTATCGACTCGCACTACTATGCCGATCTAAGCCAATACCGAGGCCACCCAATGATGTTTTACAACTTCTGCCCCACATACTTAGCCGGCAAGTCCGATGGTTATGTCTTTTCCTATAAAGACTCCACAACTATCAGCTACACTACCAGCGCAGGCACTCATTACGAACACAAAGTGTTCCACCCAGAATGCGCCACACACTACGTTAATGGTACATTATTTAACTATGAGTACCGCGTGCGCAGTCGGCAGGTCGAAAATGATAGACAAATAGTTCTGTTGCAGCCTATAAGGCGCACCCCACGCTTCCTATTATGGATATACAGACTCAAACCACACACTTACCATCACGGTATACAGGAAAATCCCACTTCGCTGGTGAGAGTCGTCATTAAGCCAAATGAAAAGTCAGTCGTATCAGTTTTAATCAAAAATTGCTTGTCACATGCATTAGTCAAGTTAAGCGATTACGAGGCAGCCGATCTCTTGTGTAAAGATGGCAACTTTAGCACAGCTATACTACACAACAGACTACCAGCGCTAAACTCCAAAACGATAGACATATTATATCATAGCTTATCGAGCAAGCACAATTATGTCGCTAAGCCCTATGTCCAAAACTATGGAGCGTACCACACCTACTCGCAAGATGCTCATTCGACTACAGCAGGCCCACATGTAATGGAGAGAGGCCCGTATTTGCTGCGGAAATCGAAAGCCAACGATGAGCGGGGAGTATTGACACGTATAGATAAAGTTGTCAACCCTGTGGAACCACCAGAGGTGTATCGAAGTTATATGACAGAGTTTTGCGATTTGCTCCTCCGAGGGCGCAAATTCGCACCTGTCGCAACTGATGAGGTGATACGAAAACAGAACAAACCTCTCCAACGCGCTAGACACAAACGCAAGATAGGAGTTATACCTAACGCTACTGGAGAGTCACAAGTCTCTTCCTTTCTGAAACTCAGCCTTGAATCATCACCTATCGACCCAAGGATAGTCAGTAGCCTCAACTATGAACACAACCTAGCCTTAGCGAGCTATGTTTATGGCTTCAAAGAGCTACTACTTACCGAAGGGTACTACATGCCTGGGCTAAGTTGCGTCATTCGAGCAGAGAAAATTAGACAATATTGCAGTCAATTCAACAAAATTTCGCAAACAGACTTTTCAAGATTTGACGGCTCTATGTCCTATTTTCTACGCGAGATAGACAGCAGGATAATGCGCAGCGCTGTTAAACCCGACTTCGCACATGAACTAAACCAGCTTCTCAAAGCAGACATAGACACCCAGGCTCGCACATCATTTGGAGTTAAATACAACACCAAAGCAAGTCGCATTTCAGGATCTAGCTGCACTACAGAAGGTAACACTATAGTCAATGCGTTCGTCGATTATGCGGCGCACCGCAAGACCGGTCACTCACCTGGAAAGGCCTATAGCTTAATCGGGCCAAAGTACGGTGACGACGGCCTTACTTGCGCAACCGAGCACACATTTCAGGAAGTGTGCAAGGACCTCGGACTCAAGAGCGAATTACTAGTGTCAAACAAACACCAGCCAGTCACTTTCTGCTCCCGCATATTCGTTGACCCCTGGGTAACCACTACCTCGATAACAGACCCTAAGCGCGCTATTGTCAAAATAGGCTTTTCTACTAAGAACTATACCGACGCCCAGAACTACTCGAACAAAGTAGCAGGCTATGCCCAAGACGATAGATTGACGCCAATATTTAGGACCTACATCAAAAGGGCGAAACACCTTAAGATCAAGCCGAACATCGACCTCAGCTACGGGGGTTGGCCTCAAGACAAGGCAGACCAAGCCCTCATAGACATTGTATTCATGAAAACGAGCGGTCTCGATCCACATACTGTCGCTTGCTACGAAGCAGGAACCATTGACACCATCGCCATGCCTTTCGATACTAGTTTGAATGAGTTTGGCGAGCCGTTAAAATGGTCTTTGGAATCAGTAGAAGACAGGCACGACGCCACTCCCGACGAACCAAACGACACAACAAGCGCGGAAAAGCAAAAGCCAAACGAAAAGCCCAACAAAAACAAGAAAAAGAAAAGAAACGCAAAACAGCCAATTATTTCGTCGCTGATGCCAAGCGTAAGAGACGAAACCGCAACAAACAAAGACTCAACAGAGCTCTACACCGCGGTCACGAAATCACCAAATCTGGTAATTTCAACACCGCAGCTGCTGTGACTGCTGGCCTTGTTGCTTTATCTACTATTGACCTTGCAGATGCCATAGGCGCTTTCTCCGGTCTGAACGCTGGCCAACCACTCAGCACAAGCTTCTCGTACGCACCATCGTCGGATAGAAGTTTATCACTGGGGAACGTCGGCGTAAACCGCAGATCCCTAAACATCGGCAACACGACGGGCTACCAACCAACTGGCTTCGTTAATTTATCTTCCAATGCCCTCTAAACCCAGCAAGAAACCATCGGCAACACCAACCATGACGCCCAAAATGCTGGCATCAGCCCTCGCACCCAATTCGATGCGACAACGCTTAGTCGGTGTACTCGACGTCACTACTGCTGGCATCATATTCGAGTTCTCACATGTCGACGTTACTGGGTACCACTCCAACCCTTTGGAATCAACCAACGCAAACAATATGAACACTCATCTTTGGGGAGCCGGAAAATTCGCTGAACTCTTTCAGCATTACCAGCTCACCAATTTTGAGTACAAATACATACCCTCTGTTGCGTACACTTGGAGCGGCACCACGGCGATAAAATATGTCAACGACCCACTGGATAACTCCAATGGAACCACTGTAAACAACTTCATAAACGCTCCCAGCAGTTTCATGACGCCGATATATCTACCAGCTGCATCCGGCACCGTACTCACCAGACAAGAGAAGAAATTCTGCTTTTCGTCAATGATGTCGGTAGACCCGAACCAGACTGGAACTGATCCATATTCGGAAATCATCAGGCTCACTCAGCGAAGACACCAATCCTACGGCTATTTACACATTAGCACCTTTGGTGTCACCGACCCCACTGGAGCTGCACCTTCGCAAAGCACTATAGTTGGCCGCGTACTGCTAACGCTGGATGTAATTTATTCCTCGCCGATACCACTAGGCCAGAATACCAACACAAACGTGCCCATTAGGCTCCCGTTCGTCGCCTCGACAACAACACCACCTCCTTTCGCTGACGAAGCAACAACAGCTGAAAAACAAAGCCTTCCCGAGAATCCATTACTCTCTGAAGCTCACATCAACCACGCGTATCAAGCCACCGATACCTAGTAGATGTTGAACAATCCCCCATGATACCTCACAGGGATTTAAAATATATGTGTATACCCGG